CAGCTAAAGATACAGACCAACTAGCAGCAGATATTTTGGCTGGTAAGTGGGCAGCAATTAGGACACAACGTGATGTGTTAATGGCGCAGTCAGATTGGACTGTGGCTACTGATACTCCTTTAAGCGATAGTGTAAAAGCAAAATGGGTTAAATATCGAAAAGCTCTAAGAGATTTACCAGCATCTGAATCTGACCCAGATGATATTACTTGGCCAGACGCACCATGACAAAATTGGAGAATAATTAAATGCCATATTTCGGAAGAGCCCCAGCTGCAATTGGTACAATTGCAAATGTAATTGAAGGGGATTTAAAAGTCAAAGGAACTATCTCTGGTGAATCAATCAATGATAAATTTGCATTTGACACTGCTGCTGATCTAGATGACCACTTTGTTATTGAAGATGGTGGAACAGATGGTTCTGCAACAAATGCTGGTGATAACTTACTTTTAGAAGATACGACTGAAGGTTTGGCAGAGAGTGTAGAACTTAGTGCTATAACTGATCGTGCCGGCACATCAGGACAATTGCTTACCTCTGCTGGTGCTTTTTCTTCACCTACATTTACAACTTTATCAGTCGCTCCTTGGACTTACGGAACACAAATAGTAGATTCAAGTAATAATTCAGAAGAATTTACAGGTATCCCAAGCACGGCAACAGATATTGATTTGTTTTTTAATCTAATGAGTTTTACAGGAACCGTTTCTGCTACCGTGGTTATAGGCGATGGGGGAGGCTACGAAACGAGTGCTTATTCTGGAGATAGTTTTGCTCATGAAGGAGGTAATCTAAATCAAGTTACTCACCCAACAACTTCTTTTACTTTTCGCACTGCTAATGGTGAATCAAATGCGTTTAATGGAGTAATTAGAGTGAGAAGAATGGACACTGCTGGATTTGTTTATATGACAAGGCATCAACTGGTCATTAATGGTTCTATAACAACTAGTATTCAAGGTAGTGGTAGTAAAACTCTTTCAGCAGTATTAGATAGAATTAAAATTAGTGGTGGTACTTTTGATACAAACAGTACTTTTCAAGTAAGATACCGATAGGAAAGATTAACATGAAAAAATATACAGCTGTAGTATCACATAGTGATGGATTAATTACTAAGTATTTAGATTTTGATTCTGAGGATGAAGCTAAAGCTCATGTTGCAACTCATGGAGGCAAAGTTGTTGCAGATTTAGATGAAGATGTTCTGTATTGGGATGTGAGTGGAGATACTGCAACAAAAGACACAGACCAAGTAGCAGCAGATATTCTGGCTGTTAAATGGGTAGATATTAGAAGTAGGCGTGATGGGTTAATGGCTGAGTCAGATTACATGGCTATGCCAGACAGCCCTGCTATCTCAGATGCTTGGAAAACTTATAGAGCTGCTCTCAGAGATTTGCCTGCGTCTGAGTCTGACCCAGATGATATTGTATTTCCAGATAAACCATCTTAATAAAACAAAGTAATATTTTGTTTAATAGTGAGTATAAATATAAGAAGATATAGAGGAAAGAAAAATGACAGCAATTATTACAGAGAAATTTAGGCAACACAATGCCACTCAGTTTTTTGAGTCATTTAGTGAAGCCTCTGCAACAGTATACTATCTCATGATAGGTAAATCAATGCCATTTACCTCTGGAACTTCTGGTGGGTCTGATAGTTCTCCACCTACTCCAGCAGATGATGTTACGAGTGAATTTTACACTTGGGACTCTGCAATTGCTGCAAAGAAGATTACAACTTCTAATATAACAAAAGTAATTCCTCGCAGAGATTGGGCAAACAGCACAACCTTTGATATGTATGAAGATAATATTAGTGCATCCAATACCACAACCTCTGGTGCGACAAACTTATATGACTCTACATTTTTCTTTAAAACTTCAGATAACCGTGTTTATATGGTTCTTGATAACAATGGGGGAACTGCTTATAGTGGTGCAGAACCTACATCTGAATCAACAGCAAGCTTTGTTTTGGGTGGATACACTTTAAAATTCTTGTACACCATTAGTGCTTCTCAACAAGCAACATTTACGACAACAGATTTTATGCCGGTATCTACGGATAGTACAATATCTGCAGCTGCAGCTGACGGTGCGATTGAATCAATCATAGTCACAAACGCTGGAAGTGGTTTGACAAACGGTACATACTATGCAGCAGTTTATGGTGATGGAACAAGTCAAGGGACATCAAGTGGTGCGATTGTAAAAATTACAGTTTCTAGTAACGCTATATCAGCAGTATCAACTGGTAACACAGGTGTACAACAAGCTGGTGCTGGATACACATTTGGAACAGTTAATCTTGGTTCCGGTTTTACATTCTCAGATACATCTCTAAGTTCTGCTTCTGCGATTGGTGGTTCTGGTTCAGCTATCTCAGTTGTTATCAGTCCTAAAGGTGGCCACGGTTCTAACAATGCAGATCAACTTGGTGGCCATTATGTAATGTTGCAAACAAGTTTAGAGGGTGCTGACAACGATGACTTCACCACTGGTAACGATTTTAGAAATATTAATTTGGTTGCTGATCCCACTACGTTTGGAACATCTACTGTAGGAACTGCAACATCATTTAGAAACACTTATGCTATGCAATTTAGTGGAACGCCAGGCACTTTCCAAGCTGATGAAAAGATATCTCAAGCAACTACTGGTGCGATTGGTAGAGTTGTAGAATTTGATAGTACTTTGAAAATTCTTTATTATCAACAAGAAAGGTTTGCAGACTACGGAACAAGTAGTTCAACTGGTGCTTATGTTGCATTTAGTACTGCCGCAACGGTTACTGGTGCAACCTCTGGAGCAACTGGAGTACCAGATATAACTTCTGACTCTGCTGTTACTTTGGCTGGTGGTAATACTATAACATTTTCTAACGGTCATGCAAATCCAGAACTACAACCTGATAGTGGTGATATAATTTATAGAGAAAACAGAAAACCAATTTCTCGTTCTACAGACCAAACAGAAGATATTAAAGTTATAGTGGAATTCTAATATGGCACAAAAAACTGATCTAAATGTTTCTCCTTATTATGATGATTTCGATGATACAGATAACTTTCACCGTACATTATTTCGTCCTGGCTTTGCAATACAAGCTAGAGAGTTAACACAATTACAGTCTGCTCTTCAAGATCAAATTGAAAAACATGGTAGTCATGTTTTCAAAGAGGGTGCTGTTGTTATTCCGGGCGCTGTACATATTAATACAAAATATCACTCTTTAAAACTTGCTTCTACTTTTACATCTGAAACAGTTGATCCATCACAGTATTTTAATTCAACAACTCCTGTAACAATTACTGGTGAAACAACTGGTGTTACTGCTGTTGTTATTGGATTTGATGTTGCAACTTCAACTGATCAACCAACACTTTATCTAAGATATGTAAATACTGGAACAGATAACGTCACAAACGTATTTGCTGATGGAGAGAATATATCTTCTGATGCCGGTGTAACACACACCACAACATATTCATCTAGTGTTGCATCTGCTACAACTTTCACTTCACTTTTTAGTGCAGCTGCTGGATCAAGTGCAGCAAACCTTGCAAGTTCTAGTGGCCCTGCTTCTAGAAGAGGTAGTGCATTTCATATTGAAGCTGGTGTTTACTATATTCGTGGTTTCTTTGTCACTTGTTTAGAGGAAACTTTTGTTCTAGATAAGTATGATAACACACCATCATATCGTATTGGTTTTACAGTAACAGAGTCACTTGTTACTCCAGAAGCAGATACAACTCTATTAGACAATGCTACTGGTGCAAACAACTTTGCAGCAAAAGGTGCTCACAGACTTAAAATTGCTTTATCCCTTGGTAAACTTGCAAGGGGTTCTACAGCAGACTCATCCTTTGTTGAATTGATGGATGCTAAACAGGGTATTGTTCAACACTATGTTAGACAGACAGAATATGCTGTTCTTGAGGAAACCTTTGCACGTAGGACGTTTGATGAGTCTGGTGATTACACGGTAAGACCTTTTCAGTTTGTTGCAAAAGAGAGTGTTAATATCTCTGTAGGAAATGAAGATTTTACAGGACTATATGCTTCTGGTGCATCCACTGATGATGGTAATACTGCAAGTAATGATTTACTAGCACTACAAGTAAGTCCAGGCAAAGCATATATCAAGGGGTTTGAAATTGAAAAGATGGCCCCAACCATCAAAGATATTAAAAAGGCAAGAGATTTCAATACAGTAAATGCTGGTGTGTCAACCTTTGATGTAGGTAACTTTGCAAACATTACAAATTTATATGGAACACCAGATGTTACATTTATTAGTGGTGAAAGTACAGCATTTAAACAGTTAGAATTTTATGATGCTTTTAATGCAACCAGAGGTGCGGCTAATGGAAGTTTAATTGGTGTAGGAAGAGCTCGTTTGATAGAATTTTCTTCTGGAACTGCTGGGGCAAGTGCAACAAACTTTAATTCTGTTTATAAATTGTTTATGTTTGACTTGCAACCATTTACAAAATTAACTCTAAGTGATACTCCTAGTCCTACTCTTTTAGCAACTCATGCAAATGGCGGTGTTCAAATTAAAGGTGTTACTTCTGGTGCAACTGGTCTTATATTTAAAGATGGAACATCAACAACAAATGTTAATTTAACAAATGTTGTTGGTACGTTTAGTTCTGGTGAAAAAGTTACAGCTTCTGATTCAGCTGAAACAGGAGGTATTATAGAAAACTCTGGTAATACTGACCTTACAATTTCAAAAATTGAAACATTTAGTTTTGTTGATTTTAGACAAGTCTTTATGGAAGATGATGACTCTGGTCAAGACTTTACTGCTGATTTTGTTACTGAACAATTAACAAACGTGTTTGCTGATGTCTTACTTGAAAATGGAACAGATGCGGTTGAACTAGAGACAACAGGTGGTTTACTTATTCAAGAAGGATTTGTTACTGAAGCTGCAAAATTAAAAGATACCCAAAAAAATAGATCAATGTTTAAGTTGTCAAAGAAAGTTATTAAGACTCTTTTGACAGCTACTAATAGTGGTGCAACTGATACACAATATACAATTAGAAGACAATTTACAGGAACAACAAACTCTTCTGGTGTTGTATCTTTTAGTGCTGGTTCAAATGAAACTTTCCTTGCATTTGCAGAAAGAGATTATACAATGTCTATTCTTGCAGCAGGAGATGGTACAGGAGCTCAAGGTGATATTGTAAGCGTATCTGGTAAAGTTGCTGGTACTGGTAGTGGTACATTAACTATAACTGATGCTACTATTTTAGGTAATGCTGCAAAAGTAAAATTAACAGCATCAATACTTAAAACCTCTGTGACACAAAAAACTAAAACAACAAATTTGATGAAGCAACTCAATGTTATTCACACTGATGTGGACGGTGCATTTGGTATACGATCCACTGATAAAAGTATCTCTCTTGGTCGTGCAGATGTATTCAATCTAGTTGCGGTATTTGACTCAGAGAGTGCAGATATAGGTGCATCAGCTCCAGAATTAACGGTTGGAACTATTACAGGTACATTTACTAGAGGTGAGAAAATTACTGGTTCTTCTTCTGGTGCAACTGGTAGAATTATTGATACATCAAGTCCTATTAGCTTTATTGCTAAAACGGGAGTATTTTCAGTATCGGAAACCATAACAGGTGCTTCATCTGGAGCAACTGGTTTAATATCATCAGTATCATTAGGTAGTGATGTTATTACAAGTAGGTATGAATTAGATACAGGACAAAGAGATAACTTTTATGATATCGCAAGAATAGTTAGAAAGCCTGGCAGAGCAACTCCTACAGGAAGACTACTTGTTATCTATGATTATTTTGAACACGGCACTGGTGATGTATTAACTGTAGATTCCTATAGTGACATTGCTGATCAAATGGACTATGAGGATATACCAACGTATACTGCAACAAAGGTTGATCCAGATGCTCCTAAACCCTCTGGTGAGTTTCCTCTTACGGATACGTTTGACTTTAGACCAAGGGTGGAAGACATTGCTGGAACATCGTCAACCCTAGAAACGATTGATCAAGTTACAGGTAACTCATTTAACTTCTTTGCAAGACAGTATGATGGAACAGGTTCATCTACTGTAGACGTTTGCAAACCTGGCTCTTTCATACAAGCAGACTTTGAGTTTTATCTTCCCAAACGTGTTATATTATCTATGGCAAAATCTGGTGAGATAATCGTTAATGAAGGTGTTGGTGCAGAGGAACCAAATCTACCTAAGGCTCCAGATGACACGATGAAACTGTGTTCACTGTTCTTACCAGCATTTACTTTTAGACCTAAAGATGTTGAGATAAAAAGAGAGAAGAACCAAAGATTTACGATGAGGGACATCGCCGAGTTAGAAAGGCGAGTTGACAACGTAGAGTATTATACTGCACTTAGTATGTTAGAGAGGGATGCAGAGTCCTTTGAAGTAACAGACTCAAACGGTCTTAGTAGATTTAAAGCAGGATTTATAGTTGATAACTTTGGTGGTCATAGAGTTGGTGACACTCAACACAAAGATTATAAATGTTCTATAGATATGCAGCTAGGTCAATTGCGGGCTGTTCACAAAACCAAACCTATTAGTTTAGAGGAGAGTGTTTCTACTACTGCTGCAAGAACATCATCAGGGTATCAAAAGACAGGTGATCTTATAACTCTTCCGTACACTGAAGAAGTTTTCACAGAACAACCTTTTGCATCAAGAGTGGAAAAGGTTACACCACTATTGTCTCATGAGTGGGTAGGAAAGGTAACAATATCACCTGATGCAGATGAGTGGTTTGAAACAGAGGTAGCACCAGAACTGATCGTCAATGTTGATGGAAACTTTGATGCGGTTACTAATGCAGCTCAAAATCAACTAGGAACAGTTTGGAACTCTTGGGAAACTCAATGGTCTGGTTCAACTAGGAGAGAACAACGTAACGGTGATACTGTAAGAACTATTCTTAGTACTCGTTCACAGCAAAGACGAGCAGGAATACGGACTGATGTTGTAGAACAAGTTGATAGAGAGTCTCAAGGACTACGTGTCATTAACAGAGCAGTTATACCAGTTGTTCGCTCTCGTTCAATTGCATTTGATGGAGTAGACTTCAGACCTAATACAAGACTCTACGTGTTCTTTGATAAAATCAATGTTGATGCTCATGTCACACCATCGGCTGGTTTCTCAAGTGCCTCAACCATAGTTGCTGGCAGTTCTTTGGTTACTGGAGCATCTGGT